GCCAACAATTTCGTCAAATTCAATTCCAGTTCTAGTTGCCACGAACGTAAGTTCAATAACATTGATAGAACGTGCAGGCTTAATGTAAATGTTAGCCCTGAATTGATTTGCGTCGATTACCTCGCCAGTGTTCACAGTACCATCCGAAACAACTCGGTAGTCTGTAATACCGCGACGACCTTGTATTTCACGAAGGAAAGGATCTACGATGTTCTTGAATTGTGTTTGAGTAAATTCATCATTGAGCTCGAACAAGAACGTTTGTGCTGCATTAGCGATTGCTTTTTCAACAGCAATGAACAATCTTCGTACATTGATTCGATCAAATGCACTTGTAAGACCAAGACCCGTCTTATCACCGAATAGAACAATACCTTGTCCTACCTGAGACATTACAGGGTTGATGTCAGAACTGTATAATAAATCTCGCTGAGTCTTATTAGGATTGAAAGCAAGTTTTACAATATTCTTTACAACACCTTTTCGGAATCCAGCTGGGGATTCATAAGGTTCTACTCTTGCCGCAAGACCAGCCATATCACCATTCATCGGTACCCAACGATATACGTCGTTGTACTTGTCGTAGCGATACTTATAGCCACTATCCATGAACCAGTAAGAAGAGTTTTGAATCTTATTACGATATGCAATAATCTTATTCAGCTTCTCACCATTAATGAGTTCATCTACACTGGCTTCTTTTGAAGGTGACAAGAAAGCAACAACATCTTTTCGAGTTTCAGCAATATTCGCGACCATATAATTTGCGGTCACTGCAGAATCATCTCCTTTACCCTGAAGTAAGAAAGAGATGTCGATTTCGTTTGAATTTTTGAATACATCCCATGCCATAGAAACCTGACCCAAAGATGCAGTTGCACTACCATCAGTTCCTGATGCCAATGATTCATATCCACTGTCTGTTGCTTCAAGATAAGAAGTATTAGCAAGTTGGACAAATGCAGAACCATTATCGATTACTGTATCAAGATGATTTGTTCTACCATCGGGCAATGTAGCACTAGACGAGAATGAAACATCCTCATACCTCTCTAATACATATCCTTTAGTACCACTGATCTCACCATCTTCGTCAATTACAACAACGTGGATGTGATTATCACCAATAGTAGGTGCCTTTTGGAAACTTGCATAATGTTTCCATTTCTTGTCAATGGACAAAGCATTAGGATCTGTTTCACCAAGAGTATAAGCAGAAGTCAAACTTACAGTGTAAGTGTAAGTATCTACTATCTGATTGTTTGCTTGATTCAAAATTGTAGTTTCTGACCAAGAAGAAACCTCTAGGTCTTGATATCCTTGTGCAGGATTACCAATACGAAGAATGTCACCTTCCATTACGTCATCAATTTTGTCATTCGGATCTACTTCGAAATACAGAGAAGTCGATAAGAAAGCAAATTCTTGTGATACTTCTGTATCTGTGATTCGTGTTGCTGGAATAGATCCAACAGCCAAGAGCGAAGATTCAAAATCTGAATTGTTGCACCATGATACTTCTAGTGAATTACCAATGCTACCTTCATAAAGGGCTTTCCAAGCACCTTCGTGAGTAACATCTAATGCTGTATTCCCACCGGGATCGGGCACGAAAACAGCTGAATTTGCAATTGCACCACCTTTACTTGCACGAGAAACATAAAGAGCGTTCGCGTAAGAAAGATAGTCAGCGGCACAGAAAAATGTCTCGAAATTCACGTCGGTAGGTTTACCAAAGCGATTTACGAGCTCACTTTCTGATGTAATTAGAATTGCTTCGTTGGTCGGTCCCCATTTGAAATCTCCTGCAATTGCAGCAGGAGGGGTGGCAATGGCTGGGACAGCTGCCGATGCGTCGACTTCGCGGACAATTACGGAAGGACTTACGGAAAAAGCCATATTTTTCTCCTTTATATTATTATCTATTTAAAGCTTTAAATCAGGTATTACCATATCAATGTATTTATAAAAATGGTTCTTTTAGAAAGTCCAGTCGTTTTGGGGTTCTTCAACGACAGTCCAACCACCTTCTTCGATAACATCACCTGTATCTATAAACCCAAAAGGCAAAAGTTCTTCTTCAATTTGTTCTTCCGTTTTTCTTCTCAGCTCGTTCATTGTATTTATGTCAGTCATATCTTTAAAATATGATTGATCAGTTAACCAAGAGAATATAACCAAATTCATAACCAAATCATCGTGATGGCCCTTTTCGGCCTCATACGAGTTGCCTCGTTTAGAAAATCTTGATAATTCCTGTATTGTGTTATAATCCTGTATTATAAGTTGATTTTGCTCAACTAACATTTTTAATATGGAACAACCTGCAGATTTTACAGATTTTGTTGTCCTTACCCCGTTATCTGCTCTTCTACCAAACCCACCTGAAACTCGTTTACCGGCTCTTCCGTGGTTTTCTGTGTACAAGAGATTTTCATATCCATACTCCATTAAAAGTACGTCTGAGATTTGTTCGCCTATATCGTTAATTTCTACCAATATTGAAGCAGTATTATATAAAATGCCTACTCTATATATAACAGACGAGAAATCAACAGGAGTTATCATATTATCTCTGAATACACAAACCTGTGTGTACGGCATCTGAGTTATATCAATTATCGTAAATGTAGAATAGTCTTGGCCCTTGCCCCTAGAAACATCAACGGTCATAGCGTAAACATGATCTGGTTCTGGTCTCTTATATTGTATAAGACCTTGATCTTCTAATAACGGCCGTGAATGTGCCAATTCTTTTAGTTTAGAGCCGTCAATAAGAGTACCAGAACTTCCTAGAAACTCTCCGCAATACTCTTGTCTAAATTTTTGTTCATCATAATCTAATGCGGCTAGTGTTTCTTGTTTCCACTCTTCGGTCCTACCGGGCACATCATACCACATTACCTTAACGTATTCATAACCATTCGTGCCTTCTTCTGCACCCTTACAAGTCTTCCAAAAGTGGTTGAGTCCATTAGGAGTCGATGTCATTAATAATTTTGTTGTCTCACCAGATGAAATTGTCGGATATACAGAAGCAAAGAATTCATCGAATCCTTCGATAAACGCGACTTCGTCGAGATATAGTAAAGAAATAGACTTACCTCGAATGGCAGAAGAGGTAGTGGTACCAGCATATATCTTACATCCGTTCTCTAATGTAATATTACCTTTGTTCCACTCTTCAACGCCTTGTTGCATCCACTTAGGAAGAGCCTCATAAGCCAGTTGTACACGACCCAACACTTCTCTAGCTGCGTCGCCTTTATTAGCAAGAATAGCCACTGTCTTATATTCATTGAAAAGAATGTAATGAAGGATAACAGCTACCGCTGTGGTAGTCTTACCAGCCTGACGAGCAGTGAGGACTGCTACTCTTCTGTTATTGGTGATTTTTTCAATGATCTCACGTTGATAAGAATATAGGTCTAGGTTGATCAGCCCTCTATCAACATGGACAATTTTGATATAATTCTCTGCAAAATAAGTAGGGTCTTTTGCACATTTGATGTACTCTTGAAGCCACTCTGGATTCCATTCAATCTCTTCGCCTATTCGCTTTAGGTTGAGATTGCCCAGATAACCTTTATAGCTATCCATCCGTGTCGCCTTTCATCATCTTCAAAAGATCTGCTGTAGATATTATCAAGTTATTATTGGTAACTTGTGAAGCAGGCTTTTCTCCGGTCTCTTCTTTCGCATATTTCTTCTTGCTAGAGATCTCTACGTATTCTTTGTTTGCATCGAGCAGTGTTTTCATCAAGGTGGATACCACCTCGAAGGCCCTAGGTGATTCAGATTGTTTGGCAATCTCCACCATTTCACGAACGGCATCATCACCCAGATCAATAATGTTTCGAACATTTTGTCTGGCAAGTTCTATGTCTTGGATATTTTCTTTGTCATTTGCTTCAAGTTCAACAGGAAATAGATCTTGCTGAACAGCAGGAAGTGTCTCTTCTGTCGATTCTTCGATTTCCGACAACGGCCTAAGGCCTAGATTTTCAGCGATGATGTCTTTGCTCATGATATAATCCTCTGTTATAAGAGTATTTATCTAATGTGTTTATACGATTAAGTACTGTCTGTTTCCTTGATTACTCCGTAATCATCATCAAAGTTAATAAGAGAAAGGTCAACACTATCTTCAATTACCGTAGTTGGGTCACCTGCCGCTGTTAAACCAGGCTGTAATGATAAATTCTCTTCGAATTCTGTATTGGCAGGTGTATCTGCAGCAAGATCCACATCGATAAACTTGATAACACCTTTCTTGCGTTCTGGACCAAAATACCATGCTTTCATTGTAAAATTAAGAGTCCATAATATCGATCTGCTTTCTGTAAAAGCACCTTCATATAATTCTTCACTGGTCACACCATTCAGAATGAGAGGAATATCCAAAGGATCCATACCAGGTATTATTCTGGCGGTTTGGGTGAAATCTGGATTGAAAAAGGGAACTATTTGTTCCACTAACTGAATGGCGTCTTCGTTGTATTTTGTCATAATGTATAGAGAAAACTCTATATTATATGGAGCTCCAGAATAATAAAAATTTCTGTTTCCCGTTTCGGCATCCCCGGTTATCTTTCTTATTTTTCGTGTCGGAGAAATTTTTCTTTCGGGGTCAAACGTATAGCCTGTAATCTCAAACGACATTCTAGGTAATGTCATCTGAGTAGTAGGTTCCGTGGGTTTCTGTGTGGCAAGTGCCAATACTTTTTGCCATGGAGCATAAGAGATAGGAACGATCATTTGTTGGATAACAGTGCCCGTGTTATCCATACGAACAATTTTTAACTGATTGAAATATGTGCCAAATAAGGCAACATATTTTCTAGTAGTTTGATTGTAGAAGTAATTTGCTATTGCCATTATTATGAATCCAAATCGGGTATATCAATGTCTTCACTAAACGGATCTGTTTCAGTAAAGTCGAGAATATTATCTGCATCTTGTTCGAACACGAGATTTCTGGCTCCCTGACTTTGAACTGCAAGAGTCTCAAGTGTTGATGTATTTGCAGTGCCTTCCATCGTAGTATCAATATGTCTGAAGTATCTGTCTATATTGTCTCGACCAGTCTGGAATCTTTCATTAGAATACGTAAGCAACTCTGTCTGCATATCATAAACCTGAAGATCACCCATCTGGTAGAATACGGATTCATCTTCCACAAATTTAATTTCAAACATTTGATTATTCAACGGGAAGTAAATGATATCACCCTCGCGGGGCTTACTCTTCAAGTAATTCTCTTTGGTGACATATCGCTCAAATGATCGACGTGCCACAGTAAAGGTTGCAGTGTCGTTGATCTGTAAACCAAATTTGCTCAAGAAGTCGCCTTCACCTTCAAATCCATCCATGCTCTTTACATATACTTCGAATTCAAAGGTTTGATCAAAGATGCTCAAATCATCTTCATTAAGAACGGTATCGATTGCTTGATATGATCTAGTAATATAGATGATATCAATACCATACATTTTGATTGATTCAATCACGAGATCATCAATGAGATTTTGCTCATTAAAGTTATCGTAATTACGGAAAAAAGGATTTGTGGGCATGGGTTATCCTATAAAATTATATGTCAATGGCTGAAGATTTTGTATAACCTCTTCTTCCATAGCTTTGCGCTCTTCCCGAGACTCAGCTAGAATTGCTTCTCCATTGAATGATACCCCTCCTATTAACTGCATGCCTGTAAATTTAGTTAAATTGAGACCCCATTGTTCGCGAACCAACGTAGCTGCATAATTTTGTAACCATCGATCACCCCAAACGTCTGGATACGCTGCAGAATCTATCACATCATATGCCTCTACGACAATAAAATCACCCACAACCAAAGTAGATTTATCTACATCGAGATGGAGCTTATTGACGTGTCTATTGTAACGAATATGCTGTTGACCTACCAAGATCTCTTGAAGCATTTCAAGGTGTTGCATTGATTGATAATAATGCTGTACCTCATATCCAGTAATATCTTCGAGATTGTTCAATACGAACTGGTAATTTACATTAAACATACCGCCACCAGTAGAAACACTGGTCTGTAGATTAAAGATTCCAGAAATACCTAAGATTGTGCTAGGTAAATCAATATATCCGTTATCGATATTGTCTTGAGTGAGTGCATGCTTGAGATAGATCATCTGACTACCACTATAATGATAGTCACGCCAGAAAGATACTGCTTCGTCGACTCTATCTTCTACCTGTTCTTCTGCGACATTGATTTCAATCACAGGGGCACCAAGCTTGCGCAGAATATAATCTTTAAATTCTTCTCTCGTAGTAGGTGAGGCCATTACGGTATTTCCTTAAAAAGTGTTGACAAGTCACAAGATGTGTGTTATAATTCTTTTATCGGCTAAAAGGAAACTATAGATCTTTTAATACTTGTTCTCTTCCTTTATTTATAATCAAGAAATATTGATTTTAGTACACACACATTAACTATCATCTGCATCGGCTTCCATTACAATACGATGTTGTAAAACTGTTGTTCCAGTTCCTAAAACTCCACCATATTGTTTTATTTCAATGTCAACCCCGCGGATGACACTGAAAGCACCATTTGGTGGCGCGGCCGCATCCATAAGAACAGTGAATTGAGAGTCTAATCTAGTCCAATTGTTTGATTGGTTGTTCCAGCTTCCCGTGGTACCACCTGTATTATTTGTAGTTGAGTGAGTACAATTCACCGCAGGCCCAGCTGAGAGAGTACCAGATCCAAAAACACCGAATGGATTGGTTCGTGTTAATACTTGAATTTGATAACTGTCCCCAAAACCCGAACCTTGTAATGCAGCAGTTACCCAAGAATTCGCGTTGGGTAAAGGCGATACTACAGCAGCGGCTGGGGTGCTCGAGGAGAAAGCAGTCGCTTGGAAATCGCCGTCGGACCTTACTTTTGCAGTAACAATGGCCTCGGCAGCGGTACCAACAGACAAGGCTTGGATAGAGGTTGTATTAATCTCAAACTGGTTTCCAGGTGGATCAGTAATACTCACATCATCTAATAGGTTACCCGTAGAGACACTCACAGAATCCTCATCGTGCAGCCGGATAATCATTGTTTGAGTTCCTTCAGCCTCGGACTCATCAAGAGCTCTAACATAAACCGCATCTGTATCACTTGACATTGTGAACTGACCGTGATATGCTGATTCCAAACCCTGTGTGTTAGTGCCGAAACCTCCAGCGCTTCCAGTAGTCCAAGTCGAGTTATTATAGGAAAATTCCCATTCATCAAATCGAAGTCCATTGCCTGTTGTCGATCGTCTTCTTACATGATGGATTTCACCACTTGTTCCACCACCAAACTGGCCAGTATTTGTTGTTACGAATTCTCCTTGCTCATAAATGAAGGAACCAACTACTGCTTCTGTAATACTCTGATAGGTACCAGCATTTGACCCGGCGTTTGCTCCGGTGGTTGGTAAGTTACCAACGTTGACACCGTTCCAAACTACAAAGGTTTGGCTATTAGTATCATCTACTACCCAGCCATACTGTCCAGATTGATAACGCCATGAATCGCCCGAATTGCTATTTGATGTTATTGATCCACCTACTGTAGCGTTTGGTTGTGGATCAAGAGTAGAATCAGAAATAGTAAACCCAACAGTTGTACCATTTGTAACACCGCTACTAGTCAGAGTAAACGCAACAGATACACCGTCATCTTCCTCAACGGTGGTAGGTGAAGCAATTAACGAAACATAAGAGCCCGAAGCAATTTGCTCGTTCTCCATAGTTATCAACACAAAATCGTGAGGAAGTGTTGCCATTAAGTAGGAAATCCTACTGCAGTCCCTCTTATTACAGTGTTATCCCACCGCACTAAAGAAACGTGCCAATATCTGTAAGTAGACCAAACTGGCTCAGTGCCACCTGCCCATACATCAACACCAGTCCAAGTTGGAGTCCACCCCGAGCTACTTCGATCTAAAAGAATGAGAGCGGTCCTGCCAGCACCGGGTGGGTGCGTTACTGTAGCACTTGCGCTGGAAGTCATATTCCAATGCCACAATGAAACAGAGAAGTCTATTGCTGGTGTTGCGCTTGATGAACCAATAGGTTGCAAATCCTGATAATAAGCATTTTTAAATACTGGTATACTAAAATTATTGTCAATAACTGTGGTTGAATCTTCTATGAACGGCATGTTACTCTGACCTTTATAAATGTGTATTGTATATTTATATACGCTCTATGTCTTCTTCTTCGCAAGAAGACCCATACTGTATTTCGAGAATCTTTACAAGATAATCTGTCTGATTAGATAACTGATGCCAGTGCCCGACAGGGATCTCTATATGTTCATGGATTTTTGGTTTTATATAGCCAAGAAAATCTTGATCTGAACCCAACGCAACTGTGGGCTCACCACAGATCACAGTCCAATGCTCTGACCGGTTAGAGTGTTTTTGAAGACTTAATTCTTTATTTGGTTCCACATATAATTCTTTGACCTTCATTTTAGGAAAGTCCTCATATAGAACTGTATAATGTCCCCATGGCTTTTTAACTTTGCTCACGAGCGAACCATCCATCTACTATTGTCTTATGTTTGTTATTCCTCATAATTTCATTAAAAAGATCACCATTAATCAAAGGTGCATATACCCAGATATCTTCCATAGCCGGTATGCGTTCTTCACCAGAATAGAAAATATTATCCTCTAAAAGCGTGTATCCTTTGTTGCGCATATATGATCTATAGTCTATCCTTTCTGCATCATTAATATCTGGTATCGACCATGAAATGACTTTGAATCGATAGTCATCAAACGGAATTTTATCTTTAATCAATTGATATCCTGCATATCTATGATCAATCTGAAGGTAATCAATGACTGGATCTAACGAATGGCTGTAGAAAAAATCCTTATAATCAATCTCTAAAGGATCCTTGCAGATAACATAATTATCTCTTTTCTTTTTATAATCTTTGGCTAATCTTGGATCGGCATCAATTGTTAAACCCTTCCAACCATATTCCTTTTCAAGTAAATATGTGTTATTATTATGATCACCAAACATTGCCCCAATTTCTATATAAAAACCATTTCTCTTACCTTCATTGAGAGTAAGAACTATCATATCCTGCAATCTTCTGGAATAATTTTTTGAGACAGTTTGAAGTCCATCGAAATAATAGCGAAACTGATCATATAGATCTGACGTATATCGGATTGCTTTAGGCCATCCATGTTCTGCTAACAACTCATCCATTTTAGCTACATAGTCGGGGTGTCTGAAACCTTCGTGCCAAAGCTTTGCATTAAGTGTCAACTCCTTGGACTCCTGAAGCCCCTTCGTTTTCCAATCCCCCCATGCATTATAATATTTTAAAGCGAATTCACCCGGATACTCGACGTCAATATCTTCTTCGGGCTCTTCAAGTGATAGAGCCAATCTTGAAAACATTAAAGTCTTTTTGGCTGATGTTTCGTGCTGTCTTTTATAATTTAATACTGTAAGGTGATACCAAGCCTCACGTCTTTGGGGCATCAATTGAGCAGCATCCATCATAATACTTTCAGCGGTATGAACTCTTCGGCCGAGTCGCATATACATAACAGACATTCTGAGAAGCGCTTTGTATTGTAATAATACATCATCCCATTCTTTGTCGCAAGCCCTTAGATAAAATGGTACTGCTGCAGCACACAATCCCCGTCGATCATATTCTCTAGCAAGTTCATAACACTTTTTGGTGTCGTGAACATCTTCTAAATGTTCTTCGAGTAATTTCGTCAACTTTAACATATCAAATAACCCTCGTAGAGTCAACAAACTCCATAAATTTATATAATGGCATTTTCAACAAAAAGGTAACAGCATCTGCTATTCCGAACGGGAGAAAAATGCTACCATTATGTATCGCAGCACCGGTAGTAAATTCAATGCCACATTTTTTCATTGTGTCTGGAAATGTATTGAATCCCATGAACGAGAACTCATCTGAAGCCTTTACTATATTCCAATCATTATCCCAAATAATTACACGATGAGCATACAAACCATCTTTCCTTTGATGTGCATCTTTTGCCAAATCTACTTCATGTGTAATTGCCATTCGGTGATTTTCATCTAAACGTATCACCTGACTTCCGCCTCTAATATCTCTAGGTAAATTGTATTTTCTGCTTTCGTCTAGCACCACCGTTTTTGTTATTCGCGTATTGATATCATTTATTACAAGCTCTGTTGGATTTGTCCATTTTACAAAATGATAAGGCATATCCGCAACCGGCATCCAATTCTTTTCGCAGTAGCTAGAATCATCTTTACATCCTTTAATTGGATTTCGAGACACTTCATGCCAGATTCCATTTACGTCCCTTTCAATTTCAGCCATTTC